TTAACTAACCTTGCTACATCAACTACACTTACACTAGGACTTAGTGGAGACCCAACACCAGGTGCAGTTGTTACAACAGGAGTCAGTGTTGGTGGTGGCGGGGGATTTACAGCAGGAACAGGAGTCGCAACTTCTGGAGGAACTGGATCTGGATTGACTGTTAATACTACAGTTGATTCTGATGGAAATATTACTGCTGCAGCAGTAAACGCAGGTGGTTCTGACTATCTTATTACCGATACTGTTACAATCACAAATGCTAATGCAGGTAAAGTTCTTACATTAAACTTAGCAACATTATCTGGTGGAACAGGTTACACATCTGCAACTGGAGTTGCAGTTACTGGAGGATCTGGTTCTTCTATGACTGCTGACATTACAGCATCTGGTGGTGCTATCACTAACGTAACAGTTAATAATGGTGGAACTGATTTTGCTGCAGGTGAGACTATAACCATTACTAATGCTAACGCATCTGGTATTAAGACTGTAGGAAACTTTGGTGCAACTGATTCATCAAGAACACCTGGTACTTACACCTTAGGCACATCTGATTACAGCACTCAAAACTCTGGTGCTAATGCAACATTTACTATTGTAATCGGCACTGGTGGAACTGTTGATTCTGTTAGTGTCACAGATGATGGTAGTGGATTCATCGCCAATGAGACTGTCACAGTTGCTGATGCTCAACTTGGCGGTGGTGGTGGAGCTGCTCTTACATTCGATGTAACAGCGATCCATGGTAATGGCGCAACAGTTAATATTGCTACTGTTGCAACAAACGCAACTCTAACTCTTACTGACATCACAACGATGGAAGTTGGAGCAACAGTTACTGGTGCTACTTCTGGTACCACAGGTGTTATCACTGCTCTTGGAACCAACCAAGTCACTGTTAATACTGTTGACGGATTCTTCAAGAAAGGAGAAGTCGTCAGTGCTAATGATGTTTCTACTTTGACAATCTCCTCATTCAGTTAATAAGTTATGTCTACTACTAGACCCGCAAGTAAAACAGAACTAAAGAACTATGCTCTTCGCAGACTAGGATATCCTACGATAGATATCAACGTTGCGACTGAACAACTTGATGATTTAGTGGAAGAAGCTATTGACTTTTATCAGGAATACCATTACAATGGTAGTTATAAAACCTTTATGAAAATAGAGGTGACTGATGCAATCAAAACAGCAGCAGTTGGAAGCACACAATCAGGTTCTACTAACTGGTATGAGAACAACAATTATGTTGATCTACCACCAGGTACATTAGGTATCAACCATGTATATTCTCAGATCGGTGCTTCTAGTATCGTTCCTGGTAATATTTTCAACATTAAGTATCAGATCTTTTTGAATGATATCTATGCTATGACGCATGGACACATTCTACATTACTTCTTAACTTCTCAATATCTTGAAACTCTTGATTGGGTTACTAACTCACAAAGAGATCGTAGAGTAAGATTTAATGAACATCAAGGTAGATTATATCTTGATATGGACTGGGCAGATTTGACAGCAGGTGATTTCCTATTAGTTGAAATGTCACTTAGACAGGATCCAGTTACATACACAAGTATGTTTAACGATAACTGGTTGAAGGATTATGTAGAAGCTCTATTCCAACAACAGTGGGGAAGAAACCTAAGTAAGTATGATGGCATTCAAATGCTAGGTGGTGTCACCTTAAATGGTAGACAAATCTTAGAAGATGCTAGTCAGTTCAAGAAAGATCTTGAAGAGACACTTCGTACAACATACGAACTTCCACCTTTAGACTTGATAGGATAACATGGCAATTTCCAACACACCTGCTCAAGATTACGTTCAGTCTGATTATACGAGCAGTGCTCGTTTCAGAGCAAACGGTTCTGCTCAAGAACAAAAGACCATTGAAAACCTTATCGTAGAAACCATTGAAATTTACGGCCAAGATATTTACTACGTTCCAAGAACGATTGTCAACAAAGATACGGTCTTTGGAGAGGACTCGGATACGAAATTTGAGAGCGCGAAGGCTATCCGAGCATATGTCAATAATGTTGAAGGATGGGAAGGACAAGGTGAGTTACTTAGCAAATTTGGAGTCCGTATCGAAGACAAAACAACTTTTATATTCTCCCGTGACAAATTTAAAGAACATGTGGACGACTCTACGGTCCTTAACGTCGAAGGACGACCAAACGAAGGGGACTTAATCTGGTTTCCAGTAACTAAACACCTATTCCAAATCATGTTCGTAGAGGCAGAAAAACCCTTCTATCAACTAGGAAAGGGATATGTTTGGGAGTGTCAGTGTGAACTATTCGAGTACAGCGACGAGGAGATCGATACTGGTATTGCAGATCTAGATGCTATAGAAACTGCATTTGCAAATGCTATTACAGTTGGTCTTGTAGCAGGTGGATCTGGTACATTTACAGCAGGTGAAACTGTAACTGGTGGTACATCTAATGTTACTGCTGAAGTTAAATCGTTTGATTCTGCTACTAGAACTTTGATTGTCATAAATCGTTCTGGTACATTCTCAGTTCCTGAGACTTTAACTGGAGGTACATCTAGTGCGTCTTGGACAACTGCAACATATAATACTATACAGAATACTAACTCAGAGTACGATCAGAATAATGACTTTGAGACTGCCGATAATGACATAATTGATTTCTCAGAGACCAACCCATTCGGCACGGTTGGATCTGTTACTGACGGTACAATCTAATGTTAGGAACTTATTCATACCACGAAATATTCAGAAAGACTATTGTGTCTTTTGGTACACTGTTCAATAATATTGAACTCAGAAGGCAAGATGAGGTTATGAAAGTACCTCTTGCCTATGGTCCAAAAGATAAGTTTTTAGCACGTTTGGATCAAGTGCCTGATCCTACAAACAAACGGGTACAGATTACTTTACCCCGTATAGGATTCGAGATATCAGGTGTATCATATGATCCTGCTAGAAAGGTAGCACCTACACAAAAAATCAAGATGGCAAATACATCTTCAAAGAATAAATCTTTGTTCATGCCAGTGCCATATAATATTAGTTTTGAGTTAGCAATCATATCAAAAAATCAGGATGATGGTCTACAGATACTAGAACAAATATTACCAATATTCCAACCTCATTATAATCTATCAATCAAGTTAGTTCCTACAATGGGTGAGACAAAAGATGTTCCTATTGTACTAACTAACATTGACTATGAAGATACATACGAAGGAGATTTTGCAACAAGAAGAGCAATCATATACACATTACAATTTACAGCAAAGACATTCTTGTATGGACCAGTAACAGAATCCAAGATTATCAAGAAAGCATCTGTCGATTACTATACAAGTACCGATACAGCAAAAGCACCAAGAGAGGTACGTTACCAAGCAACACCTACATCCTTACAGGATAGAGATGGAGTTGTTGTTACTACTCTTACTTCTGCTACAGATACAAATGATAATCTAATAGCAGTAGCAGATGCTAGTGGTATCACTAAGTTTGATAGTATCTACATTGATACTGAACTAATCAGAGTACAGAAAATCTCTGGTAATAATCTTACAGTTCTTAGAGCATATGAAGGAACTCCAGCTGCAGCACATACTAATGGTTCTAGTGTATTCTTAGTCAATCAAGCAGATGCTGACTTCCTCGATGCAGATGATGACTTTGGATTTGGTGAAATGACTTCATCATTCAGTGATGGTAAGAAGAAGAACTTTGTAAGCGGTAGCGACGAGGCAATCTAATGGCAGATCCATTTGGCGGTTTAAATGATGCATTTGGTACAGAACCATCTGAACTAGAAAAGCATGTAGAAAAAGTAAAACCATCTCTTAAAAAATCAGAAACACAAGATGTTAAAGATGATTACGAAGTAAGTCGTGCTCAACTACATAATCTGGTAATGAAAGGACAAGAGGCAGTAGATGGCATACTTGACGTGGCAAGAGCATCGGATCATCCGAGAGCTTATGAAGTTGCAGGTCAACTTATTAAAAACGTAGGAGACGTAGCAGATAAGTTAATCGATCTACAAAAGAAAATGAAAGAGTTGGATGATGAACCTAACAAAGGTCCGACTAATGTTACTAATGCAATGTTCGTTGGTAGCACTTCAGATTTACAGAAAATGTTGAAGCAACAAAAGCAGATAAATAAAAAGGACAAGAAATAACACGACACGACAATGCCTGTATTAAAAGTATTAAGTACAAACGGTATCTCTGGTTCTGCATCAGAATATCAAGTAGTACAAACAGGATACTATAGAGTGCTTGCAACAGCAGGAGCATCTACAGTATCATTTAATGGTGGACCTGCTATCACACTGGTACAAAACGAAGCAATCCTCCTTAAGTCAGGAGCAAAACCTGGTCAAGCAAAAATTGCAAAAGTAACAAACGCGAACCCTGCAGTATATACATTAGGAAGTAGTTTAGGATTACAAAGAGATACACATCCATTCTCTGCTAATGATTTTATAGCAGTAGAAGATAATAGTACATCACCCGCTATCAACTCTGGTTTCTTATCAGCAGGTACAGCAGGTAAGAAAGTAGCATCTATCACTGGTAGTACAATCACATCTGATATTGATGCTTCTGGTGTTGGTTCAGCATATACAATGGGAACTGGTAACCAAGCAGTTGTAAAACGTGCTGTAAAAATAACAGCAGGTTCTGCAGCAATCGTTGTAGAGGAGATCCAAGTAGTCGGAGGTTAAGATGGGAGTCGTTAACCAAAAGGCAGAAAAAATCGTAATGGCGATGAAGCGTAAAAAGAAAAGCTTCAATCGTCTTTATGGTGATGATGCTAAAAACGTTATGTACGCAACAGCGAACAAACTAGCACAAAAAGAACAAGTCCACAAAGTAATGTATTACAAAGATTTTATCAAACTAGTCGAAGGTAATCCTACTACAAGGATGTTATCTAAAGCAAAGTCTAAAACGACTGGAAACATTTCTGCTGATAGAGGAACCGATGAAAAGAAAAACAGAGCTAGTAGAAAAGGACTTGAAAAAGACCTTAAAAAGAAAGGTATTGGTTACAAGAAAGGTGTTGGTGAATATAAATACTCCTCAGGTGAAGGTACAGGACGTGAGGTGTCATACCAAACTAGTCCTGCAAAAGGAATGTCTAAGAGACGTTTCGGCAAAGTTATGCGTCGCCTCGGTAGAAAGCATGGTCAAGAATCAGTAATCACTAAGAAGGCAGGTAAACCTGCTAGACTACATGATACTGAGTCTAAGAAACCATCTAAGTCTATGACTTTAGGTAAAGCAAAACCAGGCAAAAACCCATCTGGTA